AGATTGAGAACGGTTTGGGAAACCTCCTCGGACATTATTTTATGTGATCAAAATAATGTCGTCCTTTAACGTCGGTCTTGGAAGCTGGAAGAAAGGTGGTCGTGTCGCAGATTCGTCTATGCTTACTCGTAATCAACGTCTTACCGTAGAGTCTGCGACCGTAAAAGATGGAGTACAGTTTCTGAGGAGTAGAATCGTGAGCGGTGTCTACGTCGTTCCAGCCGCGAAGACCATCCAGACAGTTCTTCAGAATACTACACCAGCCGATAGTAGTGCGTTTGGTGGAGAATCCCTTGCGCGCAGGAATTTTAGTTCATAAAGAATAAGAAGAAGAACAAGATGCCCACCGTTCAATCGTTTGGATCATGGAAAACTGGCGGACCCGCCGTGTCGTCAGGAATGCTCACCGCGAATCGTCGTAAGAGGTCAGAATATCTCGATTACCTAAATGCTCAGGCAAACAACCTCAACCCCGTAAACCCCGTGCGGTATGGTCCAGTTGCGACATGGGTAGGCCCTGTTCCGTTCGGATCCACGGCTCTCGCACTTGGAACGGCGGGCGGCGGACCGATTCGTAAAACGTTCAATCTCCGTACGGTTCTCGCCAACAGTAACAAAGACCGCGTGGCTTTTTGCAACGCGTGCAACGATCTTACACTCGCAAGCACTCGCTAAATTATAGAGGCGAATCCGTGAGCTAGATCATAGAGGACTATCTGTGATCGTCATACCGCAGTACTCCACTGGCGTCCTGCTGTAATTGACGGGCGTATATACTCCGATCTTGGATGCATCTTCCAGAATCCGACGGAAATTAGCCCAGAATTCGGGAGTATGTTTTCCAGTCGACAATTCGGCCGTCATCAGGTGGGCCATTTCGTGCAAGACCACAAACATGACCGTGTTCATATCCACAAACGGATACGAAGGCGGATCGGTCTTGTCGCGCAGACACAGCACGATCTTTTCACCCTTGTTCTCGGAGTACGACGTATCTGGAGACGTCATGGAATTTTCCATGAGGTGGTCGGCGTTGAATCGTTCCACTAGTAATTTGGCTTGGGGATCGGTCTCGAACTCATCCTGCTTGTAAAATTCTACCACCTTCTCCATATTGGCTCTCAGAGTCGCAAGGTGTTCGGCCGCCTGCTGTTTTCCTGGGAGATCCTGTACAAGGTAAGCATCCCCATCTTTCTCGGCCTTGACGGTCACGAGGTTTCCCGGTCCACCGTTCGCATATAGGTATAAGAGATACCCTAACATGCCAACTGTGATGGCCACGATATGTGGCGTAAACTTCATTATTCAATCACGTTAAATTACTTAAAGCATTTACTGAGGTCCCTTGGCGCACGCACCCGACTCGCCGATCTCCAGCTCGCGGCGGTACAGATCGGGCTCAATCGTGGAGTTCAGGAAAGGCGAGACGGCCGCACGGGGGTTCGGGGGGTCCGAGCGCACATCGAGATTGGCGTTACGGAGGGACTGTCCGACCGTGTTGATGCCGTAGTGGTACGAGGGCGAGAGCAGGTTCTGTCCCTTCAGGTCACCGAGGCCAACAGGGTTGGTGGCCGCCCACGACGCACCGAGGCCGCCCTTAGGGAGCAGCTCCTCGGGGGAGAGGACGGACTGAGAATAAGTCTGCTGTCCCGTGGGGTGGCGGCTCTCCTGCGCGAGGGAAGGAGCTGCATCACCGCCCTCCGAGTGAGGGTTCACGACCGTAGGGGCAGAGGGGTTGTTCGAGAGAGGTCCCTGGGGCTCCAGTCCACCGACTTCCAGACCCTCGCCGAGGAACTTCGAGCCACTGTAAGCATTCACAACGGCGACAAGGACGACAATGCCAGCGACCACGGCACCAAGGCGAACCATGCTACTTGAGGATAGTTTCATCGCTAGTTTATATTGTTCAATAGACAAAAAGAATGGATAAAAAGGAGAAGGAGGTCTCGGGGCGTGGCTTCTTCGACAACATCTTTCAGGACATCCTCGAATTTTCAGCAAAACCCGAAACGCACTCGTACATCGAACACCACGTCATCAAGCCTCTCCTTTCACGCATTTTCCACCACCTCTACCCTTACCTCATCGGCATTCTTCTCCTGTGGCTCCTCATGTTCGCCTGCCTGGCTATCATTCTCCTTCTTCTGATGCGCGGGAGCATTCTCGATAGCATCGTCATCTTTCGGAAATAGTGTCCGAGTGAGATCCTCCTTGTTAAGACTCCAGAACCCCCGCAGACCGCGCTCCTTCGCTGTCTCCCGCAGTTCGACGATCGTCATCTTCTCAATCGTGTACTTCCGGGGAAGCTCGGGTAGGGAGAGTAGCTCAACAAGCTTAGACTTGGGTAGGATGTAATACTGCTTAATACGGCGTCCCTTCGCCATCTTCTTGAGAGCCATCAGCGAGATTGCATTTAGGTCCGTGGATGTAGACATTTTGTAGATTAAATGTGGATTTACCATAACAGAATAGGATGGATCTGGTATCCGTTTTGGTGGTCTTCCTATCGACCGTTCTTGCTTTTGGAGCAGCCATCTATGCATACGGAGTGGCAAATCTGGAAGAGATTAAGGATAACTGGGTGCAGTACCGGTGCAATCCCATATACATGCCGCTCGCCGATATGGTCGGCTCCGATATCTTCACAAATTTCACAAACTGTACGCTTCAGGCCACGCAGTCCTACGCGGGTGTCGTTCTAGATCCGATCTACAAGAATTTTACGATTCTCACTGATACGGTGAATATGGTGATGAACGCCATGAACGATATGCGCTCGGCGATCACTGGGGCATCAAGTGGATTCCTCTCGATTATTCAGAGCACCTTCGCGAAGATACAAAACACCATGAGCACGTCTATTCAGTTATTTGGACATATACGCACTATTGTGAGTCGTATGATGGCGACCATGGCCGTGATTATGAACATTGTAAATACCGGTATCCAAACCGGCCAAAGTATTCAGAATGGTCCTATCGGAAAGGCCGCCGAGTTCTTCTGCTTTGATCCGTATACCCCCGTCTCTACGCTGGAAGGTATTCTTCCGATGTGTGGTATTCGTCCGGGAATGAAACTTGTCGACGGTCAGGTTGTTCAGAGTGTTCTGGAATTTGATGGACATGCGACACAGATGTATCGCGTGGGTTCAATCAGGGTATCGGGTAACCATAAGATTGTTCACAATGGAAAGTGGATGCGCGTTGAAGATCATCCTCTAGCTGAACCTGCCGACTCTTGTTCTCGTCTATTTTGCCTGAACACTGAGAAGCATACCATTCCAATCGGCGGGTTCTTGTTCAAAGATTATGAAGAGACCAGCGATCCCGAGATCTTGGCGGAGTTTTTCAGGGGGGTAGAAGCGCATTACGGCGTGTTCAGTTCATCAAAGAAGAAGGCAAATCCCGAGAAGTTCCGGTTGACTGGTGTTCTACCAAGTACAAGCGTTATTCTGGATGATAGAAGCATTGTTCACGCCAGCGAAGTTCGGATCGGAGACTTCCTAAAGTACGGCGGGGAAGTCGAAGGAATTGTTCATCATTCGATCAAGGGTCTATCGACTTACAAGGAAGTGGGAATTGCTCCCGGAACATGGATTGTGAACGGCGATGCAGGAATCGTACCCATAACCGACATTCACAATGAGTCGACGACGTATACATATATACAGTTCCTGACCGATTCATGTCATTATGCAGTCGCATCTCCAACCGGTGAATTTGTGATCCTTGATGATCACGAGGTTCCCGACGACGAGATTCACAACTGGCGTGATTCGGAGGTGCAAAAAGAGATGATCTAGATATAACATAATGGATGTCCCTGCGATCGCAGCAGCGACAATTGGTCCCCTGCTTATCGTGGGGGTTATTCTCTACACGTATGCCCAGGCAACCCTGGACGATGTCCGTAATGATTGGGTGAAGTATCGCTGCAATCCGATCTATATGCCGTTTGCTGGTGGGGTGCAGCCAGACGTCACGACCTATGAGAATTTCCAATTCTGTATATCGTCGATGGCTCAGCAAATCTTTAAGCAACTTCTGGACCCTATCTACATGTTATTCGGAGTGGTGAACCGACTCGTTGGGATGGTCGGTCACGATCTTGGCTATTTCCGTAATTTCATTAGCGGAATTCAGACGTTCATTACATCCTTTACCGCCGAAACGTTTGCGAAGATCCAGAGTTCGTTCGGGGTGATGATGTCCCTGATGTCGCGTGTCCGAGATATTATGTCCCGCATTCTAGGTTCAGCAGGGTACGCTGCGGCAATTGCGATCACGTCTGTGAAACTGGTAGAAGCCCTGGTGGGGTTTATGAAGACAGTGATCATTGCGATTGTTGTTATTCTGTTTGTCATCGCCCTCGTTCTTGTGTTTGTTGCCCCGGGACTTCTTGGATTTGCGATTTTTCTCGGAACGTTTGTGGGAGTGTCCTACTGTTTCCATCCAGATACTCCGATCAAACTGGAGAACGGAGAAACAGTACTTCTGAAACATGTGAGGGTAGGAGACAAGCTCAGTTCGGGAGGCCGGGTCACCGCAACTATGAACTGTTTGGCGGTGGGTGTTCCCCTGTACGTCTACGACGGCACGGTCGTCTCTGGAACCCATCTCGTAAAAGAGGATGGCGTATGGACGTATATTGAAAAAGCGAAGGGTTCAGTGCCCTATACTGGCCCTCCGCCGCATACCCTGATTTGCCTAAACACCACTGATCACCAAATCCCAATTGGGAATACGGTGTATGCCGATTACGAAGAAATCGAAGAAGAGCTCGATTACGAGCCTCTGGAACCAAAGGATACCGTATTCACTGATAGAGGTAAAGTTCCCCTGGAGAAATGCTATCCCGGTCTCCTCACAATCGATGGAACAATCCGTGCGGTTGTCCATCTTGAACATGGAAAGATGCAGCTCTTTATGGGAAATAGCGATGGGTATTTCTACATTAACGGGGGGTCGCGGAGGGTCCGTGATTACCCCGATTCTCACGACCCGGTTGAGTTGGCGAAGATTCAGGATAGAGTCCTTGCGGAACTAAATTCGTAATATGTATACAAATGAAGGACAAGACATCAGTCGTTCTTGCCGTTGGCGCGGCCGCCTTTATCGTTGCCCTTGCGGCTCGTTATGTTCTAGGCGGAAGCCGCGAGAGGTTCTGGCAGAACGAGATCGGCGCTCCTCTAACGGATGGAGGTAGCACCGGTGCGTATGACGGAATTGATATTTCGAACGGCAACTGCTGGTCGCAGACAACGGCCCCTACGCCGCTGAAGGGGTACGAGGCGGCCAATGATAACCAGCTCTTTGACTTCCAGAACTCGGTGTTCAAGCCCGAGTGCTGCCCGTCCAGCATTACGGCGGATACGGGTTGCCTGTGCATGACGGCGGCCGAGGAGAAGAAGCTAGCGTACCGTGGTGGAAATCGCGTGGAGTAGTAAGTAAAAGCGGTTTAGAATGATCCTTGTGTAACAATAAACAACTAACGATGTCAGGATCCTTTGATGTTCAGACGGTACTCAAAGAATGCCTAGACGATATCCGTAAGGAATTTCCGACTCTCTCCGAGACGCTTGATCGTGAGTACGCCGAGATCAACTTCAAGGGGGAAGTTGAGCGATTCAAGATCCTGCTTCAGCCTATGTTTATGCAGGTGGTGAAGAAGGATGATAAGATCTTTGAGGAGCCGCAGCTGTTTCTTCGAGGAATTGATTTTTCGGTCCTCATGAAGGATGCGACGGAGAAGCAGAAGGATACGCTCTGGACCTATATTCGCATGTTCCTTGTATGCTCCTACCTCGGCTCGGATATCATGGAGACGGTGAAGGGACTGTGGAGCAAGATGTCGGGCCAGGCGTCCACCGATGAGGTAGACGAAATTCTCAAGGAGGAAGGTACCCAGTCAGGAATCCAGGATCTGCTAGAGACACTGAAGGATACCCGTATTTTCAAGTTGGGAATGGAGGTCATGGAGAACCTCAATGTTGAGTCGCTGGGCCTGGGGGATATCGATTTCTCAGACATTGGTGGTCTTATAGAGATGGTGAAGAACCCCGAGCATCCTGTGACCAAGAAGGCGGTGTCGGCGGTTCAGAAACTGATTGAGCAGAAGATGCGGACAGGAAGCCTGAAGAAGGAGGATTTCATTCGGGAGATTGAGATGCTCAAAGAGAAGTTCAAGCATTCGCTTGGACGTCTGTTCAAGAAGGAGTTTTTCGGTGAGACGGCCGCGGCTGGAGGAGCTGGAGGAGGTGATCGCCCCACCCCTACCGCTGCCGAACTGGTGAGCAATCACCCGGAAGCCCGGAGGGCGCGGATGCTAGCCCGTCTACAACGTAAGGTTGGTAAGAAGTAAATCTCTTTATTCCAATAATGAGCGGCCGAGAACTATTCTGGCTGAACGATCCCGCAAACTTGTTCAAGCGGTGGAGCCGATTTGTTCCTACGAACGACATGACGGTCCCGGAAGCTCTCAACGCGGTAGTTCGCTTCACGATCTATTCCTCTCTCCTCATCTCGCTAATTACCCAGAAATCGTGGTACCTCCTCCTGATTCCGGTGGTTATGGTAGTGTCTGCGATTCTGGTGCGGATGTACCCTGAGACACAGGTGCTCAGGGAGACCTTTGGTAGTGGAGCCTCTATGGGCGCGGCGACTCCGAAGGCCAGTAACCCGTTCATGAACGTCCTGTTCACGGACTACGTTGACGATCCCGATCGTTCCGCCGCCCCGTCCAACATTAACCAGGGACAGGTAAAAGCGAGTATTGACGAGGCGTTCTCTAAGACATCTGATCTGTATATGGATACGTCAGACAAGTACGGACTCATGCAGTCGGCCCGTCAGTGGGTCACCCAGGCCTCCACCACCATTCCTAACGATCTCGAGGGATACCAGAAGTTCCTCAACCAGGACAATGTGTCTCGGAAGGAGTTGTCGGAGTCGCACGTCATCGCCAAGGGATCTACGAATTCTCCGAAGGGGCTCCTATAAATTTATGAATTTCACCAGGACTCATGAGGGCACCAGTATGGTGCTTATTGTCCCCATCTTTTGTGTGAAGGGCGTAGGTCGGAAATCCCTCTACCCCCATCATCACATCGTCCGGAACTGCTTCCTGCTCCACTTCCACGACCTTGATGTCGGGAGGTGCACTGTTGCAAAACGCTTTCCACGGTTTCTCGGACATCTGACACGCCCCGCACGTCCTGCTGTAAATTCGTACAATCATTGGGGTATCCTGAGACAGTTCCTCCATGACTTTCGGCTTCTCTGATGATTTCGTATAAGATTTAGGTTTGGGCATATGAATTATAAAGTGTCGCGAAATTATAATAGTGTATATGTCTTGTATTTCCAATATGTATCCCGTGAGTTCTGATCTCTGGATTGGTCAGGACACTACAGGTGTCGCTCATCAATTCAGGGGTCTTCAGCAGTATCAGGAATATGTCGCGAAACTGGCGGCTGCAGGAAAAACATGCCCGACACCATCTACACCGCAGGCACCATCTATCATTCCACAGGAACGAACACCGTTCACTGGGTTTCTAGAATTCAAACCCGCAAATGATCAGCAACAGGCGAAGTATTCGGCTATGTCTCCTTGGTGGGTCGGTAGCGAAACAACCGACACCGCATTTGGACAGGGTCTCAGTAAATCTCTTTCCCGATAGATACTCCCTTCGGGTTCATGGGAGCAGGTAGAGCCCCCGTCTGCTGGGAAGGGTAACCATCCGGAACCTTTCCGTAGTCTCCGCCATTGGGTCCAATCGGATCGTACCCCCCCACCTTCTTTAACTTCGGCAGACGCTTGTGCTTCAGCGTGCGCCGACGAAGATTACGACGTCCAACTTTGGTATGCTTACGACGTCCAGCCCTTGTCTTTTTCACCATCTATTATAGTAATAGTAGAAGAAATGATCCGCGATGAAGTACTTTTCTGGGGAGCCGCTGTTGTCCTCCTGTTCTTCGCGTTCGTTCTCATGCCTGCACACGAGCGTTTCAAGGATGCTCAGGGACGAGAAACTGATGTTTCACCTGATGCCCCGCCAAAACCCGAAGGGCTCAAAGCCATAAATGCGCGCACGGGACAGCGGGAAGAATTCTGGGGATCAATCACCTCCTTTTTCACACCGAGCCGCGAGAAGATGAGAAGTAAAGAAGCCGCACAGGACTTTCAGAACTATTTGGATAGAATTGCTTCAGAGGAAACATCGCAGGCTCCTCTCTCGGGTGTCACGGCCCTGCAGTCGTCTACCCCTCCGCAGTTCAATACCGATTCCACGCTAGGGTCTACCATGGGAACGACGGGAATGGAACCGACACTGACGCAGGGAGATCTCCAGGAGTCTCAGATTCGGTTCATCCAGACCCTAGTAGGAAATGAAGGCGACCAGGCGACAAAGCTGGCTCTAGCAGAAGGCTTGGCGACTCTTCAGGCTCTCGACCGTAGCAAATCTACGTCGGGGAACAACATTCCTCTGGGATCGGCCGATAAGCGTGTGTACGAAAGCCTTATCGGTGTCCCATCCAGTTATACGTATAAGCAGTTTGACTACGCGTATCGCATCGCGGGAGGAGTGAGTGCTTCTCCTAGAAACATTGTGAAGATGTTACAGTCTATTCCCAGCAACTTTAACCCGACAGCCACTCCTCGTCGCACAGTATCCAATGTCCTACAGATGTCGCAGATGGATGCTCTGGCTCCTCCCCCAGACCTGTACGGCCCGGGACCCAACGTACTTCGTTCGGCTCTTCAAAGTTGTACATGTGCCTCCCAAACCCCCGGATGCCCGAAGCATGGCTGATAATTTGGTAGTTCCTAGTAGATAATGAGGGGATATACGTTCCTACTGTGGGGGCTCTTGGCTCTCCTCGCCCTTTACTTGTTCCTCACCCTAGGAGGACGAGAATACTTTAACGCGTCCACAAAACCGAAGAATGCGTCCCTGTGGCAGGATTCTACCGGGGCCTGGACAGCCTATTGGGAACCCCCGGATACAGATAACACGTACTCCTTCAATCTTTTCATGTCTGACGGAACAAGCTACTCCATTTCTCCGACTACCAAGCCTTACCAGACGTACTTACTTGGCCAGCGTGACCCTGCTGGATTTGTTGGAAGTGTAGGACTCACGGATGTCGCCACCAACAATGTAAGCGGTCGCGTCATGATGAAGAATATTTCAGCGGCGGCAGGTAAGAAGTTGATAGATACAGCGTCCGGGATAGACACAGCTGCACCTGCGGCCCCCGCTGCTCCTGCTGCTCCAGCTGCCCCTGCTGCCCCCGCTGCTCCTGCGGCCCCCGCTGCTCCAACTAGATCGAACTCGTCCCGGGCAGTCACAACAGTTATGCCTAATTTTTCCAACAACACCCCTGTCTTGGGCAGGTCTGCACTTATCTCGGGTATCGCCGGTCTTCTGCTAAGCCCCGAGTCAACAACCATTATTACCACCGGCCAGATCCCGATCGGAGATATTGGACAGGATAGTCAGATTTACGAATATAATAACGGATACGCCGCGTTCGCCGTGAGCGCGAATCTGTTTGGAGATTCTATCAATACGCTCAAGTCAGATATTCAGACGAACGGAAATGAGTACAATGTGAGCGTGATTTCCGACAACGCAATTAACTACACGTACCCTCTTGATCAAATCACGAGTATTACCTCTTCCGCCAATGGTGAAGTTGTTGCCTACAACTTACTGAATAGCACGTATCCCAAGGGGAACAATATGTTCACGGGCAATGGAGCACGTACGGTCGGAATTGAGATTACGCTGGTCGGACCTTCGGGGTCATCTGGTGCGTCCGCCAACGATATGAATCCGCTGACTAGGTCTACCTCCACCCCAAATCCGTTGGATTCCACCATCGGATCAACGCTGAATGCTCCTACAAATGCTCCGACGTACGGACCGGCGGGAGTAGGGGGAGGAAAAGGAGGATGCGTCGGACCCAACGGAACTATTCCCCCATTCGCACCCAATACCTCATCTACGCAGTGCGGTAGCGGATGTGCATCCAATACAGTACCGAAGAGTTCGCTGGTTCCTTGCTCGTGCGCGACGTCGGGATCATCGAGCTGCTCGGTGCATCAGGGGTCAACATGTGGATCAACAGTTCCCGGTCAGCCCGGGTCAAGCTGTACCGATCCCGCAGACACAATTTCGTCGCTCACGAAGGCCCAGCGCCAGTGGGATCTGATGAAGCCGTTCAACACAAATATGGGAGACGTGCAAGGGTTCCTAAACTCATTTAGTGCTTTTGGGTGATAGTATATAATGTTCGGGCTCAATAACCATCGTGGAAGTTGCTGGGTAAACGCCGCACTTCAAGGATTGTTCTCCTGTCCTCCTCTGATGGACAGGTACTCTGAACGCGCAAATGTAGACAAGGAAAACCCGATTGATGTTTGCCTTGAATCCATTTATCGTAATAAGGGGGAAACTGGTCTCCGAGAGTTTTTTGATGTGATCAAGACCTCCTATCTTCCAGCTGGAGAGAACATTGGAGACAGTCATGAACTCATCGTACATCTATGCGACAAACTTCCCTGGTTAGATGAGAAGTTTCGCTTTCATTCTGGCGACCGCATCGAGTGCAATCACTGCCACGAGACACAGTTGAAGACAACCACGATTATTGATCTCAATCTCATGCCGTCAAGGCCGGGAATTCCCCTTCTAGATGCTATCCAGGAATACGTGACACCTCATACGATTCCAGAATGGAAGTGCGAGAAGTGCAACCAACTCGGGTGCACGAAACAGGTTCTGTTTGGAACGTTTCCGAAGGTGATGATGATCTGGTCTATGACCCCCATAGATTATTCAAGTCTCCTAGTTCTTAATGGCCACAAGTACTTCCTATTTTCGGTTATCTGCTTTAATGGAGGGCATTGGTTTTCCTATGCGCGCAAACTGCCTCCGGGCCATGCATGGTATGTCCTAGACGATACCTCAGTCCAGGAGATGGATTCCAAGAAGTTCCCAGTTGATCGTACGATGAGGGTCCTGCTTTATTTCCTGTATGAAAACTAATAATGAGCAGCGTAGGAGCTTCACCCCCCGAAGATTCCGTATTGAACATGAAGGTAGGGGATATCCTGAAGAAAATCATGGAGTCTTTACAGCAGCTTTCCAAATCGGCTCAGGGTTTATCCGAGACCGAGACAGACCCGACCGCAAAGGCCGCTCTCGCAAGTGTCGCGAAGACTATTGACCCTACGTCTACCGCGTCTATCTACAACAATACGAACACATCAACCGCATCCGGAATACCACCTACAACCATTACGATCTCACAGTCTGGAAATACTACCAGCACGACCCTTCCATCTGTTCCGTCTACCTTCATGACCCCATCATCCTCGTCAACTATTCCGTCTCTATCTGTACCACCTATCCCGCCGGAACTTATTACGCCTGCCGCTGCTGCTGCCGCTTCCACCCCCATGCAGATGCCGTCTATGCCTGATCTTCCCGCTTTGAAGTATTCTAAGCGTCCCACCCTACCCACCGCAATCACGATAGGCATTGTAGTGATCCTCGGTGCGATCTCTATTTCTCTCGCGGTTGTAGATACGTTTGCCTTCATCGCATTCGTGGTCCTTACGGCATTCATTGGATTCATTCTCTACTCGTACGGATTTGTCCAGATACGTCGTACCGACACTGAACTGGATGTTACGTATAACTTAAGCCCATTCGAGGAGGTCCCGGAGGTCAAGACTACCCTGTCCCCGATCAAGATCAAGCCACTCACCGAGGTGTTTTACATAGCCGACAATACGTTCACGTATGCTCAGGCTCCTGCAGTCTGTAAGGCCTATGGTGCGACCCTGGCGTCGTATAGCCAGGTCGAGGAAGCGTATGAGCAGGGTGCAGAATGGTGTGGATATGGATGGTCTGAGGGTGGAATTGCCCTGTTTCCAACACAGCAAGCCACTTGGGATAAGATGCAGAAGGAGCCGAATCAGCAGACTCGTATCAAGTGCGGACGCCCAGGAATTAACGGAGGGTACTTTGATCCGGGGACCCAGTTCGGCGTGAACTGTTACGGAGTCCGCCCGGCGAAGAAGGCGTCGGATGTTGCCCCTCCCACGGTTGCTGACGACGGAATGGACCGCCTTGTTGCCCAGTTCCAGCAGAATATTGCGAAGTATGTAGTATCCCCCTTTAACCAGAAGGTCTGGTCCACGACATACGGGAATCCCCAGGATATTCAGCTGTCGCAGACTCAGACACCGTCTGTTTCAGCTGTTCCAGGTTCTGCCCAGCCCGTCACTCCAACCACGTCAAACCCGACGTCAGCCATCACCACTGCGACCGACACAATTCTAACGGCCACCCAGTCGATTCCCCGTCCTCCAATCTCTGCACCGACGGATATTCTCGCACAGATTGAGCAGCTGGGAAGTGCGCCGATGGGACTTCTCAACGATGCGTACGACCACGTCTCGGAATTTGTTCACGAGGTAGTATAATGGCTACCCGTGTAGACGAAGACGCAACTGTTTACCAGTCGCGCTGGACGTTCCAGACGCCCGTAAATGCTCAGGATGCCCCGCCCCGGACTCCTTTCATCGGTTCGTTCAATGTTCCTCTCGCCAAGGAGCGGCTCCAGCCGAACAATTTCCAGTGGCTGGTCTACCGCCCCCAGGAACATTCCATTCCCCCCTTTGAGTATTTCAAGAACACGCGTGCGCCTTCGCGGACCATGGGGTCCCGAAATTAAACCAACTGATAGATAATAGATAATGATTGAAGTCGCACTCTTTACAGGTGTTGGGTTGCTGGGATACATCCTAGCAACCAAATACAATGAGGAATCAAAGAATACGCAGCATGGCCGCGAAGGGTTTGAGGACGCTGTAAGTCCCCCGAAGTCGGCCATTACGCAGAACGATAGCGTTGCCCTGTCACAGGAGAAGGGGCATAATAACATGGTCCCCTTTTTCGGCGCGAAGGTCACTCAGAATATGCGCACCGGCGCCACCAACTCCATTCTAGATACGTTCGCCGGAACGGGAAATGAGTACTTCCAGAAGCGCGAGGTTGCCGCTTTTTATGATGTAGTGCCCGGCCAGGGACTGCCCTTCGGTAACCAGAACGAGTCGGATTTCTTTCAGTCTCGTATGGTTGCCGGTACGAATATGAAGAACGTGTTCCCGATTGAGCAGACCCGTGTCGCCCCGGGTGTGAACGATGGATACAACAATCTCGGTTCGGGCGGGTACCAGCAATTCACGGCAGCGCAGGAGTTCGCCAAGCCGCGTACTACCGATGAGCTGCGCACAGCCAACAAGCCCAAGCTGACGTACGATGCCCCGGTCATTCCCGGTTCGCATTTCATTACTCAGCCGGGTCTCCAGGCCCCTGTTCTCAAGAATCGTCCGGATACGTTCCAGGTTCTCACGGACAAGGATACAGGAGAACTCATGTACCTCAATACGACTACTGGTGCCCAGGTTGCCCCCGCCTCGTTCCCGGAACAAATGTTCAAGGAGCAGCAGCGTGAGTCCACGAACATTGAGTATTTCGGTACGGGCGGTGCATCGTTCACGTTTGCGAACTATATTCGCGAGTTTACGGAGCCGTTCGAGCAGTTCATGAAGCTGACGGTCGGAGAGTGGGCGGGCCCTGGTGGTGGTCAGGGTGCGGCCAGCGAGGGATCATACCTGGTTGATCAGTACCTTGTGGCGTACACCAATCCTGGCCGTGAGGCGTCGGCGATGACCAATTATACACCTGGTGGATACACCGCCATGAATGCGGGAGAGGCGCAGGTGGGTGCGGTCAAGGTGAATAAGGATGAAGATATGCTCATCAACACGCGCGAGGCCGTGGATCCTACCAACGTGGTATCTCTCCCCTCGTCCACGCAGCAGCAGGGTGTGTACCGCTTCAACGAGCCCCTGCCGCAGGATCAGGAGATCAAGAATATGGACCCGACTATCCTGGACGCGTTCCGTTCAAACCCGTATACGCAGAGCCTCACAAGTGTAGCATAAGAGAATAAGAAGGGCATGGAGGATACTCTGCAAAGTATTCTGTATGGCCAATTAGAGGTTGAAATCAAACAACCTAGTCTTCACGAACAGTACGAGATCGTCCGAGCAGTGGTCGCGAATCCGTCTGCTCTCCGCCGACTGAAGGTGCAGGGAGAGCTGCATCCGTGGGTGGCGCTACTGCTGAAGACGCTGAAGGAACAAACCCAGAGTAATGATCGTCCGCTGCCTTCTTGAGAAATTCATACTGTCCACGCTGTTCCGATCTCGGAGGAAGAGTTGGTATCTTCTTCGCGATCGCAACATACGCCTGATTGAGGGTCGGCTTTTCTGTGGTGACCGTCATCACATCCTGTAAATTTGCCCGTCCGCTGGTGTACGCATCAATGCGTTCCTTCAGAGTTCGGGTTTTCAGTTCATCGGCGGTGAGAATATTCACCGTGTTCATGGTGGACTTGTTCTTGAGAGCGTCTTCGGGGTTCACCGGTTTCACGGGAAGCATCTGATGAGCCGCATAGGATGCACCGAAACAACATATGGCTGATCCGGCGGTTAAAGCGGCAATCATTATGTATATGCTTCCAACAATTATGCATCTTGTGGACGACGGAACACTCATGCGTGTTCAGAACAACTTGCTCCAATCCAAAACTATTCAGAACCTACATGGATCATGGTGGTTCAATATCCTGATGTTTATTCTTATGGTCGTCGTATTCGTATACTTTCTAATGAATCAGTACACGACCACCAAGTATGTGATTGAAGCCGAAGCGACCAAGATGGATATCCCCTTCCAGCCCAATACGTTCAATAACGCCGTGCGAAATCGTATTGAGTTGTAATAAGTAGTATGCCCGAGGCCGCGCCTGCGCCCGAATCACGTCGCACCGCTCTTCTTAAACTGAAACTGGATATGGTCTATCGGGGTGTTGAAACAGCGAAAGCAGAAGAGCGTTTCAACCAAAACGTATTGCCGAAGGGTCCAGAACCAGAGGTAGCAGCCGCACCCGCACCCGCCAAATGAATATCTTCTTCCTTCACCGAAAACCCCGAAAGTGTGCGAAATATCACTGCGATAAGCACGTCGTCAAAATGATCCTGGAATCCTGCCAACTTCTGTATACGAGTCACTGGTCCCAAAAGGAACCGCCGACACTGATACATACGGCTCCTGGAGGTGGGTACAAACCTACGCACCGCAAGCACCCTTGTGCCCTCTGGCTACTGGAATCTCTGGATAATTACCGCTGGCTTATTGAACTCACGCAGGAACTTGTGGATGAGTACCATTACCGCTACGGACCCAAGGAACATGCATGTGAGAAACACCTGGATTGGCTGAGGACAGTTGAACCGTCGGGACTAGCTCGGCGTGGTCTGACTATGCCTAGGTGTGCGATGCCGGATGAGTACAAGATCTCCGACGATGCTGTTCAGAATTACCGAGCATACTATCGGGGAGGAAAGAAGCACCTTCTCCAATATCGTAAGAGACACCCGCCTCATTTCCTGTGAAGTATAGTAATAATAAGAATGGCGGCGGACGATTTTGGATATATTGAACTCACGGATACCGACGCCGTTCCGAAAAACGCACTCGTACATACCTTTGAACTCCGTCAGCAGGGTGATGACCTGGTTCCCTATATGCAGCTGATGGGAGAAGAACCGTCTACCCCGTACATTGAAACCTTAAAAACTAAACAGGAAAAGCGTCGGGCAGAGCGGCGAGTCCTTACGAAAGGAAGGACCGTCATTGAGGCGGATACGACTGTTATCGCTGACGTTCCAACAACAATGGAGATACCTCTGTACCATTTCACCTCGGACATTGAGACATTCATAGACAATCCGAATGTGGTGAAAGCGGAGGACGTTCTGCCGAAAGAAAGTCCGTTACTCCGTCCCCGCGCAGTCTCGGATGCCGATAATGCCGTAGAGTTCGCGGTGAAATCCTCAACCCCCGGAATAACCTTCTCTCGTGCCCGAGCGGGGTTCGCTGATTTTTTCGTGGGACCTGTTGGCGATCGCGATCATCGTGTAGCCCTTCACGGATACCTTACCCGTCCTCTACCGATCAATATCAAGGGCCGCGGAACTTTGATTCTGCAGCCCGGATTTGAAATGGTGTCGGTGCTGAAAGGCCGAATTGTCCCCGAGCTTGTTCCGAAGGGTAAGAAGGTTGCGATGAAGATTCCCAGGGAACTGCCTTCGCAGCGGAAGTTTGATCCTCCCGCTCCGATTCCTGGATTCTTTGAGCCCCAGGATCCTACAAGTTTGGGATGCGGCCGCCACGCTCTGAACAACCTCCTGGGAGGCGTATATTTTATTAAGGACGACGGGGTGGAGATCACAGATAGTAGTGTCCAGTCTCTCGAGATCCCGATAAGCCTGATGTCTATCTGCCGATACATGGTAACTAAGAAACAGGTTCTTGGTACCCCCCCCTGTCCTCAAAACGAGAATTATGAAGATTCAGTCATGTCGGGTGGTCTGCGAGTCATCGGGTACTCTGCGGATCCCGTGATTATTGATGGTATTCAGGATACATCCGTCGGATTCATTGTGAATACAAAAGACCACTGGATCGCTCTTCGCCGAAAGGGTACGTCCTACGAACACATTGATTCACTCGATGGTGGAAAGACGACTCCCGAGACGCTGGACCAGATCAAGGCCAATGCGACTTCTGGAAGGTACCGGTCAATCATTAAAGTAGAGTTTGTGGGATCCTACATCAACCCTGTTCCTGAAGAATCTCCTGTTTATCCACAGGCTCCTACTCCTGTTCCTGGAGCCGTTCCAGCTCCGGGTCCTGCTCCGGGTCCTTCTCCCGCCCCGTCTCCAGCTCCGGGTCCCGCCCCGACTCCAACTCCGGCAGCTCCCCCTCCGATTCTACCGCCATCAGTAGCATCTATCATTGAAAGTGTGGTAGGTCCGACAGTGGATAATCCTACTGGACCTACTCTTCCACGTACACCTGCTCTTCCTCCCGACAGTAATCTTACGCCCGAGGAAACTCTGCTAGGACAACAGGCACGGGACGAATCTGCGGCAGCTGCACGTCGGGCAGCTCTCGGTATTCCCGGTGCGCCAGCACCACCTGTCCTAGCCCCTGCCCCAGCCCCTGTCCCAGCTCCTGTCCCAGCTCCTGTCCCAGCCCCGGGTCCAGCTCCAGCCCCGGCTCCTGTCCCAGCCCCGGATCCAGCTCCAGCCCCGGCTCCAGCTCCAGCTCCAGCCCCGGCTCCAGCTCCAGCTCCAGCTCCAGCTCCGGAACCCGATGAAGCACCTATAGGACAGCAGGCGAGGGACGAATCGGCGGCAGCTGCACGTCGGGCAGCCCTTGGTATTCCCGGTGCGCCAGCTCCACCTGCGCCAGCTCCGGCTCCTGCGCCAGCTCCTGCGGCCGAACCAGTTCCCTCTCCTGAACCCGCTCCTCCGTCGCCTGAACCCGCTCCTCCGTCGCCCGGACCTTCGTCTCTACCTATTCCCACTACGACATCTTCATCATACTCGATAAGTGCGAGATCGGCGGTACCTCGGTGCCTCAAAATCCAGGGAACAGTAGACGAGCATTTCAGCGAGAATATTCACACGGCGATCCGCGAGTTTATTCAGACGACAAAGCCCAATCTGCTAAAAGCCGAGAACGAAGAGAAAGCTCTCCAGAACCAGGCATTGAATACTTATTTACAAGAAACACAGTCGGAGAAAAGCGGAAAAGCGTACACCCTACTTCTTCCTACGCGGGAAGGTATTCGCACACAGACGAATCGTAATTTTGAGGCATACTTTACGGGCTGGACCGTTCCTTCCGACTGCACGATGGGCGGAGATATCGTGAAGGTCAGCATAACGTCCGGAACTCCCGACGGTTCGCACCCCGCTACCGGTTATACAGTTATCAACCCGATGGTTGGTGGCGGGGCGGTCGTAGAGTGGGTCTATTTCAAGTTCGAACTGGCGTACGTGTGAACAGAATATAGCCAGTCACATACAACCATCCAATGATCTTGAACCACGATACGTAGGGAGGCATCTCTAACAGAACAAGCGTGCTCAGGGTTGTTGCGATCATATAGAGAGCATCTACCACCAGAATCCATTCAGCTCCCTTCATCGTACCGTAAGTGAACATCAAATCAATGATGGAATTATGTCCTGGCGGAATTAGGGGGACTACTACCTGACTGAAAAAGAGATCGTGCGCCATCTGAATGGCCACCACAATCACTAGGAACGCCACCACATTGAACGGTCCGCCAATCGCGGACGCTACAATCTGGGCCAGAATCATTCCAATCACAATGGACAGAACGTCAACAATGTAGGCCACAAGACCAAACTTATCGTACCACGTATTGATAGGTCCATCGGCTTCAGCAGTGTATCTCCATACGAACATACCAATGGTATCTACCGCGATCGCAGAAGCAATGATAGCCATGAGTGTCCGGGCGTCCCAAAATTTACGAATATCCTTCATTGTATAGGATAGAGAAGAAGAGTATGTTCGTGGTTCTGGTAGGAGGTTATGAACAACAGCGAGACGAGTTTCACAAGGACGTTCTCAACATGGCGGATGAGGACATTGTATGGATCAATAATAGCCGAACATTCAACTACATTGCCGATCTATTCGTGAATTTTGGGGGGATTACGAATATTCCGAAAGGTAAGTTGGTGATTACGTGGAGCGGGGATAATCAGGAAACGATTCAGCGTGTCTATAAAACTCTCGGTCTAGAATAATTGATTGATGTTCGATATCATCTGGATCTTCGGAGGGTTTCTTGTGGGCATGATCGTCACGACCATCTTTGTCCCTCCACGAACCTCGAAGAAACTGGTTCCTGATATCCGGAAACCCGGTATGATCCTGCGGAATCCCAAGGTAGAGAACGGCTGTTTCCGTGCTGCCGCCTACGAGGTCCAGTGCACCGACAGTATTGATTTTCTGAATCAGTAATGTAATAGATAGAAATGGAGATCAGTAAGGTCCTGAAAAAACCCGAGGCAAACTACTTCTTTTCATTTGTGATTGGACTAGGCATTGCCGTTCTGATGTTTCATCGCCCTCGGACTGAAGTTGATGTATGTGCGATACCGGTCGATGAACTGAAACATATGGTGACGAGAGTGGATGGGAAGTGCTATCGTTACAAGGTGGAGGACGCGTCGTGCCCTCACGCGAGACTTTCACTCTAGATACTATAAAGAAATGGACGCCACGCCACTAGACCAGCTGATGCCTCCCGGAGGATCCCAGCAGCCGGCGATGGCTCTGCCGTCCGCGACAACGTACCCGCAGATGGTCACTCCCGGAACATCTGCCGCTATTTACACTCCTCCTCCCCCGTCCCAGGTTGCCCCGATGCACCCCTACGCCGCCAAGACGGTTCTTAAGAGCATTATGACGTATGTCTCGATCTTTGGTGCGGTCTTCATTGTATCGCTCACCCAGGTTCAGTCCCTGGTTCTACGGTACATTCCGAACACGTATGCGGGATCGGGCGTTGTCTCCCTCACGGGCGCCGCGGTTCTCGGTGGACTAGGCGTTGTTCTGGTCTACATTCTCCAGACCCTTCTTCAGCCTCTGGTTTAAACGTAAAAAACGGATAAATACTACAATAAGTTTGTATAGCTCAAACATATGGACATTCGCCACGGAGACTGCCTCGATCTTCTGAACACCCTGCCGCGACAGAGTATTCAGACGATTTATTTGGATCCGCCCTTTAACAGTGATCGAACGTATACTCTGAGTGCTACTGGAGGCGCAGGATTCGACGATCATTGGACAGATGAAACGTATCGCACGTTCATAAAGTCTGTTATCGATCTTTGTGTACCTCTTCTGAAACCAGATGGATCTCTGTTCTTCCACATTTCGTCTGAACAGATGTTTATTCCAGAATGTATTCTGCGAGAATCCTTCAAGGTGGTCAAGCCAATTGTTTGGAAGCGATGCAGGTCTAAAAACAATATTAAGAACAATCTTGGATCATCGATTGATATGATCTTCTGGTGTTCTCAAACTCTGAAACGCAAGTTCCATATGGTGTACCAACCCCTAGATTCCCATTACTTGAATAATTCGTTCAAGAATTCGGATGCACGCGGACACTACTCGCTCGGACATCTTGTGTGCGACAAGACCCGAACAGGATACGATTACGAGTTCGCGATTGAGGGAAAGACCTTTCATCCGTCAAAGGGTTGGCGTATTTCAAAAGAGGAGATGGACAAACTTCAGGAAGAGAACAGGCTGTACGTTCCCAAGGGCAAAAAGGCAAACCTATACAAGAAACTCTACAGAGACGAAAACCCCGGTAAGCCCTGCCTCGACGTATGGGACGATATCTTCTCTATTGCCCAAGGGTCGGAAATCCGGCAGTATCCGACTGCAAAGCCCCTGAAGCTTCTCGAGCGGATCATCGATATGACGACGGATGAAGGCGATACCGTTCTTGATCCAATGGCTGGATCGGGGACAACGGGGAAGGCGTGTAAATTGAAAAACAGACTGGCGGTATTGTTTGATCGGAATCCAGAGGCCGTTCAGATTATTCGAGAACGACTGACTTCACCCGAGACAGGAGGGACTTAACATTATCCTGCTGGATCTTGAGGGTGGGAACACTTGTCTTATTTTTTGAGGTTGGAAGCTTGAGGAAGGCACCAATTCCGTTGTTGAGTACCAGACGGATGCGAAGAGTGGTATTGGTGTCGACGCCCTCACGCCGCCGCCAGATAGTGGCCGATGTACGAGCACTAGGAGTAGACTTCAGGAAGAACTCGTCGCCCTCATTGGTGTGTAAGGAATCAATCTCAGAGTGCTCGAAGAGGACGAGGCGTCCAGTCTCTAGATCGTTGATACACATCCAACGCGGCGAGCGGCGATTACATGTCTCGATGAGAGACTTGATCTGAGAGGACGTCAGACCCGTCAGTGTACCCGCGAGGCAGTTCTTCACCTGCTTGCGAGTGTCCTCTTCAGACATGCCGGCAGTGCGAAGGCCAGCGAGCTTGGACTTTAAGTCAGAATCGTCGAGGAAGTCCGACACCTTAGAGGTGTTAATGTAGTCGTAGGTTCCGCTCTTGTGTCGCTTGAGAGAAAGTCCGTCGAGAACGGCAGCTCCGTTCATGATTTCGATGTCGGACACTGTCTGGGTGCCTCCGCGATGAATGAAGTTGATGTCGGTACCGTATATAGATGTGAAGAAGGGGGGAGGGGAGGAGGTCCAGAGGGATACGATGTCTGATTCGTTCTTGATACCGGCATGGTGGTTACGGCCGTCAGTAGGAAATCCTGATTTCTGTTTAGTCGTCATTGTTGGGGCACTCACCCTCTTTCTAAGTGCTTTTGGATCCGTTTTTATTAGTAGTACGAAAAATCGGATAGGTAAAGGTTCTCGTGGTATAATAACATGTCCGAGGTTGAGGCGGTTATTGCCCCGTACCGCACTCGAAGCCGTGGACCGGTATACGACCCAATCGGGCGTGTCTTTGATCGTATTCTTCTCGGTCCAGGCGGACATATGACTCCCCATTTTATGCGAATATACTCGGTGACGCACATTGCGAACTGTGCCGACGAAACCGCCTGCCCACTGTGGGCGAAACGGCATCTGGGATCTCGGTATACATGTATGGGTGCGGAAGATAACGAACAAACCGAAATTCTCCGCGACTTTTATCCTCAGTTTGAGGCATTTATGGATAAGGCTTTGCGAGAGCCACACTGCCGAAACGTGTATGTCCACTGTCATGCGGGAATGAACCGGTCGGCAACTCTTGCTATCGCCTACGTTCATCGCAGGTTCGGAATCCCCATGATGAAACTGATTGAGTTCATTGCTCGGCAGCGACCATGTATTCTCACCAACTCCGCCTTCCGGCGTCAACTGCTAGAATTTGCGTCTCATCCGAAAACATAAGAGGAGACTGGGATGTGGGCAAGTGTTCAGAGCTCCATTCTACAAGTAAACGATAATCCAGTAGGAGCAGTCAATGCGGGAATGGACACGGTCTTGGGTCCATCCTTTGATTACCTCCGAACCATCAAGTCCCCCGCAGAAAAGGGCGTATCGTCCGATGGATCATTTGACCAAGTGTCCACGAACATCGGAGCAGTGTCTGGATACGTGAACAACTTGATTGTGGGGCCAAAAGTTGGAAATCAGCTTTTTCGGGATACGGGTGGGTACTGCAAGGCACCCGGCGGAAGCGTGGTGAAGCGGTCAACGTTTGTGAACAATTACCTGGGTGGCGACGATGCCGCGGGAATCCTGGGACCCAGTTTTCAGAGGGCAGTGCAAGGATCGGGTCTAGACGGGATTGTTCCCGGAATCGGCGGAGACTTGGCCTCTATGAACCCCCTGAAGATTATGAACGGTCTCGTGGCCGATGGTATTCCTCCGTGTCAGGCCTTCACTTGTCCGGTGGTGGACACGAACGGTGGAATCAATACTTCGGACACCCAGTTCCTAACTCCGCAGCTAGAACTGAATATGGGTCTTCCTGATCCTGGGTCCGGATGCCGGGTTGCGGCCGATCAGGCCAAGTTTGAAAAACAGGCGGCAAAAGTTGTTGCAGACGAAGCTGCTGCACGGGCAAAACTCCGAGCAAGCACAACAAAGACTGAAAAGTTCGCCGATTATGTCCCCGATAATTACCATAAATTTGTTGGAGTCACGATGCAGGAGCCAGACGCTCTCTCGTATGCTCTGTGGGGTGTCGCCCTCGCGTGCGTTGTCGCCTACTTTGTTGCGAAATGAATTGGTGAATAATGGCTTACAGAGGGTCATCCCAGAGTCATAATAGAACTGGATGTCTTCGGACGTGTTTAAGGTGAAGAAGTCCCGGGAGGGAGGAGGAGGAAAGAACCGCGAACAGATTGGAACGCTGGATTCCCTTCACGAGCGTCACATTGAAGATTTGCATACCCGCACATCCTCCGAGGCAATTGCATCCCTTGATGAAAAAATCACCCAGATCAAGGTTGATTTGTCGGGAGGGTTTGATCCTTTTGAGTTTGCAGATGTTATGCGAACCACTCGTCTTCAGAAAGAGCTGGATACGCTGGAAGATGAGAGATCCCGTGCAGCCGAGAAGTACGATATTCAAAAATATTACCTGGATAGCGGAGACATCATGCTGGATTACTATGCTCCTCCCCAGAAGAAGACGGTGTCTAAGATTGATATGGGCGCAACTGCTCAGGGAACATTTGATAAGCTTTTTTCAGTGACCGAGACGGCGGTGGGTCCGTCCAAGAAGAAGATGTTTGACGAGTACATGTCTCGTCGCGGTTTATCGAACGGTCTCAATATCGCCGAGAACGCAGACAATATTAAGAAGATGTCGGAGCACTGTGCTCCCTGCAACATCCCACGCGAAGAAATTACGTCCGAAGGTATTCTGGTCTGTCCCAAGTGTGGGTCTGAAGAGTATGCTCTGGTAGTCTCTGACTTCCCCAGTTTCCGCGATCCACCCAAAGAGCGGAATAATTATGCGTACAAGAAACAGAATCATCTGAACGAGATTCTGAACCAGTTCCAGGCCAAGGAGAGTACGGAGATCCCTGACGACGTGATGAATGAAGTGATTTGCGAAATCAAGAAGCGGCGTATTGAGAATATCGCCCTGCTGACGGAACAGAATATTCGTGAAATCCTGAAGAAGCTGGGACGCAACCGGTACTATGAGCATGCCGCGCATATTTTGTCGAGACTGAACGGTAATCCTCCGCCCACGATTACCCCCGAGATCGAGGACAAGATCCGGGCGATGTTTCAGGAAGTACAGGCTCCCTACCTTCTCTACTGTCCCGACGAGCGCCGGAACTTCCTGTCGTATTCATATATCATTTATAAATTTCTGGAGCTGCTGGAGCTGGATGAGTACAAGGTCCACTTCCCGCTTCTCAAATCCCGCGATCGACTGATTCAGCACGATGCGATATGGAAAAAGATCTGCGAATATCTACACTGGGAATTCATTCAGAGCATTTAGATGTGACTCCTTGGAATACCATCCGTTCGCGCCACTATGAATATCCATAATAGACTTGAACGTATATTCATACTTCTTCCCTACCTCGAACATGTCGTACAACTTGACGGCACGTTCGTGGATATACTGGCGATTAAACTTTCCGTCTATCGCAAGTTGTACTCCGAGAACATAGTCCTGGAGCGTATGACACCGTACCCCAGTCTTCAAATTCTCCACTGTCTCTGTTTGAGCACCATAATCTTGCGTCAATACGGGAGTTCCGCACATCTGAGCTTCTACCGCGACGCCACAAAAGGGTTCAATGAACATCGTGGGAGCCAGAAGAGCCGTGAGAGACCCCAAGTACTCTCCCCTCTCCTTTCCCGAGATAGGAGGCTTGTACACAATATTCGGATATTTCATGAAGGGTTCGGGGTTTCCCTGGCCACACAGAATGAACTGGACGTGAGGCATGCGCGAAGCGATTTCCACGATAATGTGACACCCCTTGCCGTCATAAATACGACCGAAGAACCCTACGGTATTCAGCTTGGGGGTGAGAGACAGGGGCCAGTGACGAGCATCAAAGTAGTTCGGGACCACAAACCAGTAATTCTGCCCCCACTTCCCCGACTTCGCAAGTTCGTGATGCAGCCATGCATAACTCTCAAAAATACGATACGGACGGGTTGAATCGTTGTACCCGATTCCACTCTCGCACACAACCATATTGAGATCTTTGAGCGCCCGATCATGAGAAATCCCGAAGGGTACGCACACGATATCGGTCTTCGTAGACCTATAATTTGCCTGTAGAATGGGGCGTAGGCGATCATTGAATTCAATGTAGAGGGGAGTGGACCAGTTCCCCAGATCTCCAATGAATGATTTATGATCGGCCAAGTGCTTTACGGCATTGTCGTGAGATATTTCGGGATGAAGAAACTTGTACGATTGAACTCGGAAGAAATCCCACTCGTCCCGGGTCATCAGCTGAATGTCTCGGGTTGCTCCAGTCGTGGATCCCTCTACTCCGTAATGATAGACTTCAAATCCACGGGACATCATCATCGCGGGGAACCGCAGGACCTTTCCAGTGTACGCACAATGGCTGAAATCGTCATTGGTGACTGTGTGGGGTAGAGCCAGAATATGGAGACGGATCGGAGCCGTGGTCTCCATTTACATAGTAACGATCGTGGATACGTAAATAGAGGTTATGGAGGCGGGAATAAGTTTCATTGTCCGAATACGCAATGAAGAGGCTACCCT